ATGTTCAGTGGTTTCGATAGCGCCCGCATTTACCAGGCCGCTTTCATCGCAATAACCCAAAGACTTAAATGCCGCATCCAGGGCGGACTTTGCATCTGTTGGAACAGTCGTGCCCAGTACAGCACGATGTATTGCACCGCCGATCTTGGGCTTGCCAACTGTCACTTCATTTACATTGGACATATACTATTCCTCCTAATAATGCATCAGGTCATATACGGCCTGATACCTGTATTTCTTTGTTTGTGTGTTGGTAAAGTTATAATCACCATTCAGCTGGGACCGGCATACTGCATCCGAAGCAATTATGGCATCCATGGCTTCCTTCACCCGCTCATTCAACTTGGCCGCCTCATACAAACTTTCTGCATGTGACTTAAACGCAAACGTTGCGGATTTAATGTAATTCTCACAGCTGCTACCGGTCTTCTCGACAACGACATATCTTTCAGGCTTTTTCTCAGGCTCCTCCATATACACTGGCTCTTCCAGTGCTGAGGACAGATAACTCAGTACGATTTCTTCTATCATCTATTTCCCACCGCCTTTAAGATAGTATTGTTTTCCAGGTTATCTTTCATGGCTTTATCATCTTCGGTGTATACCGATGCTATTACTCGTGTCTGTGCATGATATGTGTCTGTCGCATATCCTTCACCACATCTTCCGCGTACTCTTTCCGCATGCCCTTTACAAATGGCTTCCATTTCCATAGAGTGCATCAGTGACTGCAGACCAGCACCGTTGATTTCTACAATCACTTCGTTAGCCATACCGCTCCACCATCACTTTCATGTTCCAATCCAGCGGAATGTTTTCATCGATGCCCTTGGTTGGGTATCCAAAAACATGCCAGCTTTCGCCAAAGAAATCCACTCTCCGGTCTTCCCAGATGTGTTTGTCTCTCTTCGGAATTGCCAGTGTATATACCGCTTTTTTGCCATATAAGTTGGTTGATTCCAGAATGTCTGTGCTTGTTGCCGGTGACACCAACACATTTTTCACCCTGATTGCCTTTTCCTCATAAATCGGGGCACCAAAGCCATCAACTCCAGACTTTATTTTATCGAACAGCGTAACTGTTATCCCTTTAAGCATTTCCATAATGGTCTACCGCCCCATATCTCTGCCTACGTAACCCAAGGCGTGCCAACTCGCTTTTTTTAATAAACAGACCTCCACCAGGCACAAGAAATGTCCCCGATACAGAATACCCCAACGCAGACTGTGACATCTGTGTCATTGGTTCTGTGTGAGTATCCGTCATCAGTGTTCGGGCCACAACATCGACCGTAACAGATTTTGCCACACTGGCCAGCGTTGGACGCTCGTTGATCATCGCATCTAGGTCCTTACCAACCTTATATGCCTCTTCACGGAGACTATCGCTCACGATCGGCAGTAGTCTTTCTGCCCGCATTGTCTCTTCCGGAGTCAATGCCCTCCACAGGTGCGCAATATCTTCCATGGTTGCTAATGAGTTCATTCGTCACCGCCTATTTTTTCTTGGTCTTTGGTGCGGCAGATTTGGACGCAGATTTCGTCTGGCTCTTCGCAGGACTCTTAGGTGCCGCCTTAACATGGGCGGACTCAACAGCCTCGGCAAGGGCGGACTCACCGCCCTTTGCCTTATTCTCGACTGCTGCCGTGATGACTTCCTGCCAATCTCCTCCACTGATCTTGCCAAAGGTCTCGATTACCGCACCGGTCTTCACGTTCTTATACTTCATATTAGCCCTCCACGACTCTCGCAAATGCAGCGGGATCCAGGATGCCCCAGCCCAGATAAATCTCGGCACGAATGTAAATCTGGTTGTAACCCTTCAGGTCCTTGCCGGAATTATCAGGATCGCCATACTTGATGATCTCCATGGGGATGTTCTTGGCATAGCCCCAACGGAACATATTGGCAAAATCACCTACGATGGCACGGTCTTTACTGGAACCATCAGACACAGTGCGATTTACATCCACCTTCATGCCATTCAACGCACCCGGATTGCCGCCAAAAGCAAACTCGGGATACTGTTTTACATTGTTTACCTTGACCTTAGCCATAGCAGACGCAAAAGCAGTTGCCATCGCCACACCGGTCACCTCGCCATCAGCGCCCTGTACCAGCGCAACAGCATCCTCCAGGTTATCATCAGGAGTCGCTGCCGCATAAGTAACAATCTGAGTAACCTTAGTATCAAAGTTATTATTGCCAACTACGGCAGACGCTTCACCAGTTCTGGGGTTGATACCATGGAACGCAGAGAGGTCAAAACCTCTAGCCACCTTGGCTGCGAAACCTTCGTTAAATGCTCCCAGAATGTCCAGCTGCTCCTCTTCGGTCGCATACAGGAATTCATCGGAAATTCTTGCGCCGTACTCGAATTTGATGGGTACGATAGTCACCGGTTCCATGGTAATGCCGCCTTCGGTCTTCTTGCCTCCCTCAGCCACAATATCGATCTCGTTATCCATGGTGAAGGTAAATTCCTTCTGACCATTAAAGGGGATGGGGGTCTGATTAGACAGTACCGCCAGGGAAGATTTGCCTTTTACCTTGTTGATCAGATCCGCTACCAGTCTGGGATCAAACATAGTTCCTCTTTCAGTTGCCATTTTTTATTCTCCTTTCATGCTATCGAGCATCTTTTTCAGACCTGCTCGTGTATCGTTTCCGGCCGGCTCTCTGTCGTTCTGTGCCAGCGGAGCTGCTGGTCTGCCAAGCTTCATCAGTTTTGCCAAGCCTTCCGCATCCTTGCGGATATCTTCTTCAGTTTCTCCGGAGAGCCTTGCCGCCATCTCATAGGGCAGACCGGTCTCATGGGCAATCCGTGTTTTTACCGAGGACGACTCGTAGCCCTTGATCCTAGCCGCATGTTCTGCGATGGTCCTCTCATGACCAGCGATTTTTTTGTTTGCTTCCTCCATCTGCTTACCATGATCTGCAATCTGCTTCTCATAGGCAGCAATTTTCTGATTGGCCTCTCCCAGTGATGCACCCAGTTCCTTGGTCACGGTCTCCCGCTCCCTCTTGATGCGAGGTCCAATGGCCGCATCAAACTCCTCTTGCGACATGATTGGTTTGAAATCCGACATAGTATCTCCTTTCTCCCGCTTTCCCGGCGGTATCGGTATGTTTTTTGTATGAAAAAACAGCCCTCTCGGACTGTTTAACATCTCACTTTTTGTTTTCTTCGTTCTTTGCTAACGCTGCATGCCCAATGGGCCAGTATCATGCTATCCATGAGGGCAATTTCCACGTTCTCCTTGATAGACTTGTAGCCAAATCCTCCTCCTGTGCCAATCATACGTTTTTCGCAATTGCTGACCGACTGTGCCAAAGATGGTTGCCCTGCGTGGCATAGCGTTTGTAGTTCCAGGCCCTGCTTAAATGTGGCATTTGCCACTATAACCTCTTTGACAGTCGGCAGGATCGGTGCCTTCATATGGGCATCTTTCAGCTCGTCTGCTAAAATCTGTTGCCCACTGGCTCCATCAATCACGACCTTTGACACATCTGCTGCCTTCAAAAACCTTATAATCCACCCATTACCCATTCTAGTGGACTGGCAATCGATGGATTCCACAAATATCTTGCCTGCTGCCGTCTTGACCGCTATGGACATGGCCACATTGGTACCGTCCTGACCATATTTGATGCCCACAAAGAGTTTTCCCCTCAGATTTGGCAGTTGCTCCACCTTCAATTCAGCCCACTCGGCCTCGCTGATGGCAGATTTCAGACTATAACGTATCCACAGGCCCAAACGCTGAATGTTAAAGTCGATCTCGTCACTGCCAATCTCATCCATGATGGCTCGTTCGGTCAAAACTGTCCCCAGGGACGGGTTGGTCTCATACCATAGTTCCTTGTCTTTTGGATCCGACTGCTTCTCTACAGACCATTCAGCCCATCCGGCATTCTGTTTCAGCCCGGCAAATGTGTCCTGACGAAACTTAGTAAACACAGTACCAGAGCTTACCGGTGTTGGCGGTGTTCCGCAAAACAATGTCTGCGGGTTCTTACTGTCTGTAACCACATATTTCAGGGCGCTTTCCTGATCATCCTGATACTCTTGGGCCTCGTCAATAACCAACAAGTCAAATCCTTCACCCAAGCCACCCTTAGAAGATCTTGTGCGAAAATCACATACACCGCCGCCCTCTCCTAGAAGAATGATGCGTTCCAGGCCCAATTGCTTTGCGTAGGTGTAATGCTTATCATATTTCTCACCCTTTTTGGCCCGTATAACCTCTACGTATCCAGCCGCATCCAATAACGCCGCAAGGCGCCTAGATGCAGAACTGCTGGTGGTGGTTCGGTGAGCCGTATGCAGCATACGCTCCCCATGAGTTAGGCCATACAGCTCCCTGATGGCCACGATCTCGTTTTTACCATTTCGACGAGGTACGGAATATCCATATTGTGTATGCACCCACAGGCCCTCGTCATTGACCGCCAGAATATCCGCCAGAAGCAGCTCTTGCCATTCCTGTGCGGTCCTGCCCGTGGAGTTATATAAATCGATTGCCTCCTGACCTTTAGTCTCTGTATATGGCAATGCGACTGCTTGGGTGGGGGTCTGGCGGCCTTTTCTTAGCTCTGCCATAAAGACCTCCTTGATTACGCAATAAGGCGCAACACTTTTTCCGTGTCACGCCTTATTCCTGATCACCTATAACCTCAAATTGCTCAAATCTTATCGATACATCATCTACAGTTGCGTTCCAGAATACCCAGCAAAAGAACTCAACCCACTTGTCCATCTCCTCTGCAGTCCTGTACTTTTCCCACGCTTTTTCAAACTCTTCCACCTGTTCATCAGGAACAAGCCAGCCGCTTAAATCTTCACATTCAAGTGTGTCCGATTCCCATTCGTTTCCTTCACTGGAAAACAAAAAGAATACATGATGTGTCTCTCTTGCCTTTTCCTGCACAATGGCAAAAAAGTTATTAAATTTCTCGTTTTCTTGCCGCTTTAACCCTCGCATTAGTTACTCCATTCTTCAATACAGTAATAAACTCACCATGTTTGCTTTCTACTACCACCGTATCACCTAAAATGTGAAATAAGACCGGAAACTCTTGGTCTCTCCAATCTCCGTAGCAACGTTCTTCAGCGTTCTCAACAATGTTTTTGATAATTTCCTCTACTTTTTCTCTGCACTTTGGATCAGACGGAGACAAATTGAAATCCCTTGCATGTTTGCCAACCTTATGCCCAAACTGTTTTGAAGAAATCACCACATCATGCTTGATATACTGAAGTCCTGTCGTTGGATCAACAGGAAATTTCCTTTTGTGCTCCAGTTTCAAGTTCAGAATCCTTTTTCTCTCTTCTATCTTAGCACGTTCTTCAGCAGTTTGCCACTTTTTTGTATGCACATTCTGAAATCTTTTCCCACCGCCCGGATCGTAATCTACCGTACACCGGCAGTTCTCATGTCTTTGGTACACTTCATGCGGCAGATTGGGATAGTTGTATTCTCCCGCTAAATTCGAGCACCACTTACAACACTTACGCTCTGCCCGACGAATGATCCTTGGCCACAACCCTGCTTTACCTTGAAACTCTACATTAGCCTTCAAAACCGCATCAGCTGCGGATTGACATAGGTTTATTACCGGATCTCCCAGCATCCACGCAACTTCGTCATATACATCTGCATTGGACACCTTATCAATGATCCCCTGAATGCGATCTTCGTCCACTCCTATCTTCTGAGCTTTAAGACCGATTCCCGCTTTTTGATTCATGGTGTTCTGTACCTGCACCGCCGCATTTGTGGCCAATGCATACTCTGTCTCCAGCATAGGACGAATTACCCGGTCAGCAATATTGTAATACATTTTTCCATCCGGCAGTATATCCGAGGACAAATTATCACGAAACACTGCTGCCAGTGAGGATCCAATCTCAAAGGCATAGTCTTCTGCCTCAATATATGACGCCTTGCCATCATAAATAGCCTGCAGTAACGGCGGAATTTTGATATTTTCCTCAATCTTCTTGTCAAAGCATTCTTTCAGGAGCTCCAACAGCTCCGGTGCGATATCTTTTTCCATGAATCACCTCTTAGGTGTTAGGACGAATCCCAGTCAGCTTACGCAGATTGTTGGTGCCGAAATATCCAGGAACTGCCTGATTGATTTTTATAGCTCCATCTCCAATGGAAGACAGCATAGCGGCATCCGGCTCGAATACCGGTTCCCACAAAGGCTTGGTCAGATAGATCTGCTGACGCTGATATGGAAATTCATCACGCACGCAGGCTGCCAGATATCCAGCATTGAGGAATCCAGTGCCGAAATTCCGCTGTGCCTTCTTTGCAGCCAGGCGCAGATTCTCATGACTGGCCTTGATAGCCTCTGCACTGGATGGATTGTCTGTCACAAATCCCAGATCATCCAACGTCAATCCTGTCTCACCAGCAAACGCTGATGCCCACATGCGCAACTGCTCCACGTGAGGACTCATGCTCTGCTGGGTAAACTGCCCTACTTTCGGATCGCCTCCATCCTCATCTCTTGTTATCTCAATCCATGCCGACATAGATGCCGACCACTTGTCTACAGGATCCGCCTCCGGTGATAAGCCAAGAATATACTTTTGCGGGAAAGAATAATACTCGGCCGTGATTTCCGAGCGCTTCAACGTGCGCAGTGCCGACTGCATGATCCCCATGCATGCCCGGCTGATGCGAGAGTG